TATGATATGACCAACATGGTTGCCAACACGATGACAGGTTTTGATATATATTTAAATGGTATTTCGATTGTCGAACTGAAAAGCACTTATCAAGACGGAGAAGCTACAGTCCCTTTACCTTTGTATCTATTTGTTCCACCACTTTCAACATTAAAGATCGTAGCTTATACACAAAGGGCCTCAAATATTCCCAGTTACGGCGTATTCATAGGAAAAATTCATGAATGACCCTAGCCGCGTCTAAATCAGTCTCCAGAGCTAAGGGTGGTAATATTTATGGCTGGAGTGGATCCAAAGCTCTCAGTGCATCAGCTGTCACACTTCTAGATTATACGAACCCGTCAGCATTTTATTTAACCAGAATCACTTTAGGTGTGGACTGGACAGGGATCAGTGCCACAGAATTTATTTCGTACACGATCAATGTTGATGGTACAGCCTTATTTGTTGAAAAAACAATAATCACTGAGGACAATCTAGGCACTCAACCTAGAATGTTTGAATTCATGATCCCGCCGAATTCAACGGTTAAGGTTCAGGCACTCCAGAGTGACAGTAACGGATTCATCACTTGCATATTAACGGGGTATCGAATATGAAGAAAGAAAATAGTTTCGATGAACTCATGAATAACATCGATTATACCAGATGGCTTCAGGCGTTAATCCCAGTAATGCAACCGATCATAATTTTCGGTGTCTGGTTAGGGTTTTCGATGTTTGATAAAAAAGCAAGTGCAGTATCTAAATTGATAGCAATTTGCGAACCGATACCTACAATAGATCTGAATGTACCAAAACCGGTGGTCCTAGCATCGCTTTACCATTCAACCGATGAGGCCTTGAAGATTTTAGAGGATGTTATAGAATATTTTAAGGATTTAGAAATACCCACAGCAGAGGATATTATAGATGAAATTAAAGACGAAATTAAAGACCCAATAGTGGAAGCAGTCGAAGAAGTATTACCAGATAGTCCCGCTTTCAAACAGGCGCTTGCTGATTGTGTAATAAAAGCAGAAAAGGATCTCGGAATAGCTTACTGGCTACTTGGTCCAGTAACCGTTCAACTCTGCATGTTACGAAAAGGTTTCTCAATATCACTAAAATATATCAAGGATAAAGTATTCTAATGACAGATCAACAATTCCTCTTGATCTGGATTCTTTCATTTTTTTTATATTTTACAATTTACACAATTTGGATCCCTTTGAAAACTCAAAAGAAAATAGAATCTTGGTTGAGGAGTGATGAATCAGACGAAACCCTCCTAATGTCTCTCGAAGTGATCACTAAAAAAATCAGAGAGCAGATGTTAATTGATTTCGAGGAATTTATGCTCCCTCAAGCGAGAGAGAACTTGCAAAAGTTTTGGGCTGGAGCAATGGGCAATGCGGCGAAAGAATTGAAAGGTTCTGAAGAAGGTTCTAATTTGTCTCTGCTCCATAATATAACTCAGGATCTAAGTGGGCAACCTTGGTATGTCCAAGCCCTAGCATCTAAAATGTTGCCGATGATCACTGAAGCGGTCAAAACGCAACCAAAACGCACTAGTGACGCAGTACTAGGCATGGGATTGCAGAAATAACGCACTTTAAACGCACTCTGACGCATCAAACTCGCTTTAAATACCCTATCCTACCCCACCTTATTCTCTAGTCCTCATTCTTTCTTTAAACACATTGGGCTGAAGAGCTTAAGGTTTGTAAATAATTCCGTTATTTACTATGCTAGTTAGAATCTTTTGGCAGTCGTAACATACCGTTACTTCATTATTGAACCTATCACCCTTAAGATGATCCTTAGACTGTAAACAAATATTACACCTACGTCTCATCTTCTTCACTCTCTTCATTACTCTGGCTTATCTTCCAAGCTATTTGGCCTAAATCTTGGTGGATCTTATCGAACATATGCCAAGGCTGATTCTCTCCCCATAGGTCGAAGTGCTCCTTTAGATGTATTTTAATATCTGTAAGATCACACATCACTTGGTAAACCTCGTCCTCATCAACAACTAGTGGGCGAATCATATCAACCATCCAGTTTGTATGTACCGTCTTCTCTACGCCTTAGTGTCCATATGTACTCAGGGTCTGTCCAATATTCCGCTAAATCTGTTTTGAGCATTGCTAATACATCGACTCTTATTACTTCGGCTACTGTTTCCCAACTTACTTCTAAACCCTGTTTAGGAAGAGAATAAGAAGAATGGGGATGTTTAAGGAGGGTAAAGGTAAAAGACCATTTAGAGTTTTTATTCTTACCATAGCCTGTATCCCACTGGCTTTCGATCTCTTCTGGAATGGTTGCGTTTACAAACAAACACTCCTCACTAGGTTGTAACTGTCTAAACCTAGGCATAGCTCCTAATGAAATTCTCTTATCTTTCAAGCTCATCAATTAGATCCAGTGGATTTTGCTATATAAAATTTCTTAAATAGCACAAACAGTTATATAACGGATTAAACATTAATTGGTAATGCCAGTGGGACTCTACACTAGGAAAGGTAAGAATGGTCGAACGATGTATTTTAGGAATGGTAAGCTCATCAGCAAGGCGTCCTTTAGTGCCTCACGCAATCGTAAGCGTTCAACTAGGAAAGGCGGAGTTCGAAAAACTTCTCGTCGTGCCTACACTAAAAAGAGATCCACTGGCAATCCAAGGAGAAGCATGAGAAAAACAATTCCACATCCGTCAGTAACTGGTATGGCTAGCGGACTAGCAATAGCCGCATACCTAAACGCTGGTAGAGAAACAACTACCACAGCCCCATTTACTGGAGCTGCTATTACTGGGATGGGAGAAGGTGTGATTAAGGATATTACAGATGGTGAACTTGGAAAAGCGTTCAATACCCTCGCTGGAAATGCAATTGGTATGATTTCAAGTGAAGGGGGACGTAAAACATTAGTGACTGCTGGAAGCATCGCACTCTTAGGAGCATTTGCACGAAAGCAGTTTCCACAATTAAAACTGGGGGGAAGTAAACTTTACTTCCGACTATAAAGGAGAAATCACATGGTAACCACGATTCAGAGGAGTTTCGATAGCACGCCTACGGATAAAGAATATTTTTCTTTAACTGACAATATGAACAGCAGCAATTTGGGTAATATCCAAGTGCCACAGGGAAGCACTAGGATCAGCAGAGTCGATTGTGCTTTTGATGTATTTAACGCAAAAGGCTGTCAGGTAGTATGCAGACTTCTAGGAAGTAATATGAGTGAGCAAAATTTCACTATCTGGGGAGTAGCTGGAGACACTGCTGACGCAGCAGCTGCACAAGGTTATCAATCCGTTCCAGTTGCCTTCGGTATATCTGGAGTAAACAACATTGATCTACAGATTGCTATACAGGTAAGTGGTGGTGGCAGTATGGCAGCCTCGTCTGGATCTGTTACGCTTTATTTCGAGTAAGCCTTGCATGGCTAAAGAGAAGATAGGGTCTAACGCCCAGTTTTCATCCGCAGGTCCCAGTCTTAACATAGTCCAAGACCGTTGTTATGGATATAGTGGACAGCATGTACTCAATAATAGTAGTGCTACGCATTTTGAGTTCTCAACAGGTAAATATTCCATCGAAGGTATGTATCAGATCACTTATGATATGACCAACATGGTTGCCAACACGATGACAGGTTTTGATATATATTTAAATGGTATTTCGATTGTCGAACTGAAAAGCACTTATCAAGACGGAGAAGCTACAGTCCCTTTACCTTTGTATCTATTTGTTCCACCACTT